TCTTAGCAGTTTTCGAATCGAAGTCAAGCATAGATAAGCGAAACATTCCGGCTTCCATAACTTTTTCGAAGTCAGATTCCATAATCTCCAAAAGACCAAGAGTCAAAACCTGTGCTGCTGATACTTCATTGGTATCATGGTTTTGGTCTGTCGTATCGTACACAGCCATAGACACGCTCTCATCATCTACCTCGTTAAGGATTATGTAGTAGCGGTCAGGAAGAAGAGAGTTCTTCTCTAGTTGTTGGTTCAGTTCGAAGAGTTTTTCAAAGATGTCGTCATCGTCACTCATTTTAGCCACTCCTTTGGGATGCTTCCCTCTGCCCAAATAAAACCGTGTCGGTCTGCCCAATCGCCATAGGTTGTTTTACTGCCCTTATATATCTTGTTACGAGCGTTCATGAACACGATGCGAATATCATACTCAGGGTTCTGCTGTTTAACAAGAACCATCTTTACTCTGTCATCTTTTGTTAGGTTGCCTTTTGCTTCGATATAAATGTTCGAATCAACAAGGTAAAAGTCGGGGGTGTAAGTTCGTACTTTTGGTACGAAAGGTATGCGAGTCTTTTCGTAAGTAAAGTTAACATTATTCTTTACTAGCGTTTGAGCAATCTTCAACTCAAAGCCTGATCTGTATCCTGCATTTCGTTTCATAGTATTCTCAAACCTTCTAGTCGTTTTACTAGATACCCTGCCATCTTTGGGGAGTGTTTTTCTAAGTTCAAAAGTTCGTTTGTTAAAGGGTGTATTGGAACACATAAAATATTTCCACCAGTAATGTACCTATTTAAGTTTTGAAATTCTGATTCAAGACGGGGTATATCTCTTGACTCTGTTTCCTTGAAGAGGTGACCTTCTGGGGAATAGTTGTCTCTCAGAGTCAAGGGAAGACCTCTTTCGTGTTGACGCAACTTAACGACATTCCTCTCTCCACCTTTATCGTTAGCCGAATTTACAAACACTTGGTACACGTGTTCATTTAAGTCTAAAAGAGAAATATCGTAGTTGTTAAGTGCGAGGATAGGCATGATTAAACCTCTGTCTTTTTTAAAGTAGTGTACCACACTTTCTGGGGGTTTTTTGCGGCGGATGTGACTTTATCGTAAAGAATAGCGTCAGGCCAACAGTAATTTCGAAACGAACACAGGGAACACTCTTTAGGTAGAAGTTTGTTACCTGTCTTCTCTTTTTTGTGAATCTCAAATTGAGGTTCGTATTTCTTTATCTTTGTTGAGGGATCTGTTAATGCCTTTATCTTTTCTCGTGCCTCTTTTAAATAGTACGCCCTGTCTTCATCTTGCCATTCAGGAGCTTCCACAAAAAGAATTTCACCACTGGACTTGTTGATAACAATCCATCCACCAAAGAGTAAACCTGTTGCTTCAGCGTAGAGATGACCCTGCATGAGATAGCCGAACAGATCGCTTTCTTTCATGGCGTCATAGCCTTGCTTGTATTTGTAACGAAACGCCCACTCGCTTGAAGACTTAATATCCCAAACTTTCTTTTGGCCTAGCTCATCTTCGATTATAACATCGAGTGTTCCGTTTATAAGGTGTCCGTCTAATTCAAGAGACACAGGCTTCTGTGCTTCAACAATGTTGATACCGGACTCCCGAAGAACATACATCATTATTGCTTCCGTGATGTCTCCGAATAAAAAACGAAGCAAGGAGTTGTAGTCCATCTCTTGTTCTACACCATCTCGTTCAGCTATTAGTTGACAAAGAGGTCTGCCAAGCCCGGACATTCTTATGCGAAAGCCTTCCTCTTTTCGCGACATTTGTTTTTTAAGGGACTCTTCACACTCATTCTTGAAGAGTTCTAAATAATTAGGGGAGAGATTTGTCTCCCCCCTAACTGCTTTCAGGAGAAAATCCTGAACATTAAGAAGCGATATCATCTTTGAAATCATCCGCTAGATCGATGTCTTCTTGATCCATCAGCATTTTGGATACTTCTCTGTACTGGTTCATGATATTCTCATTGTGACCCTTGACAGTTTCAGTAAACATCTTCATCAAGTTTTTATCGTCTTCTGTTATGGGTGCTTCACCCGCCAAAGTTGGCACAGGAACCCAATACACAATACCACCATTTTTCTTGCGGTCTGTGTTAAGCTTGATTACACAATGCTGCATAATCTTTTTTTGCTTTGTCAAAGATTCGATAAACTCACGAATAGGTCTGAATCCTGACTTCTTGAAGTAAGACACGACAGGAGTATTATCAAGTGTGACTTCCTCTCCGTCTTGATGCCCTACTTTAAACGTGCCAGATACAGTTCCATAAATGACTTGATTGCATACTGCCGCCCTTGACTGTAGCACTCGTGGGTCATCCGAAGACAAAGACTCTTCTTCATCTCTGCTAAGACGCCCACACTTATCACCACCAGTTGAGTCAGGGAATGAACCCTTCAAAGTTGGCTTTTGGACTGACTTAGATGAGAAAGTTCCAGTCTCTTGATCCCAGACGCTCCATTCGTAAGTTCGAAGAAGAGGGCGGAATTCAACACTCTCCGCATAAAGATATTGACCATCTTTGTACATCTTCCAAGAGCCGCGAGAAAGAAGCTTACCATCTTCCGTCTCTTCGCTGTAGTTGATGTTCATTCGGGATAGTCCTGACTGAGCTTGCTTCTCGCTTTGCCCAGAGAGTTCCATCAGGGACTCTATATCTCCGCTTGAAAATGCGTTTGCAATGTTGTCAAGTTCTGTTGATGTATCTAGTAGTTCGTTTATCATTTCCCTTTTACTCCTATGTTAGGGGTTAATGTAAGTTGATATTACACTGGTACAACATCTAAGTCAAGCCAGTTTTTTCCTATTTTTAATTCTATTCCGACTGGCATGTCATAAGATATGCCATACCGTTTTTCCGTCTCTTCAGGAAGTGCTTTCATAGCTTCAGCCATTAGTTTGATACAGATGTCTTTTTCATCTGGGTGAACATCTACCACTATCGAATCGTGAACAGTGTTACAAATGACACTTTTCAAGTTGTGGTTTATCATACTGTTATCTAGCCGAACAAGAGCGATAGGAAGCAGATCAGCCGTTGCAAATCCCTGAACAGGATAGTTACATATAGCTGTCCTATTTGTAGCCGTACCCCACTCAGTCCACTTTGTATCAGGGAAAGCGTATGCTCGACCTGACGGTAAAGTCACCTGCTTTTTGTGAACAGCATCATACTGAAGTTGCTCATGCCACTTCTTAATACCATCATACTTTTCTTTGAAAGCACGGTAGTATCTTTGTTGATCTGCCGTACCCGTAACTCCGCCGTACAAAGGTTTGAATGTGTGTGCCTTTGCTTCTTGTCGTGAACACCCAATGACACTAGCTGTGTAACTGTGGACATCCACTTCGTTTGTTACGTCTTCATAAACAGCCTTGTCTTTACCAAGAAACCCTGCAACACGAAACTCTAGCTGTGAGTAATCCCCTTCAAGTATCCAACCACCATCAAATCTACTCTCCACCACTTTTCTTATTTCAAACGTCGAGCCTCTTGGCATATTTTGAAAATTTGGATTGCGGCTAGATAGACGACCAGTAGCAGTAACACACTGCATAAATTCAGGATGAATAAAACCTTCAGAATCGACATTGTTCTCCATTCCATTAACAAAAGTGCTGAGATAAGTTCTGAGAGCATTGTACCTTATGTAAGCTTTGGCAAATGCTTGCCCTTCCAAAGTCAACTCTCTTGTTCTTTCTTCGAGTGTGACTTTATCACTTTTAAATCCTGCGGATGCTATGTCGTGAACGTTTCGAGGGACTAACTTAAACCCTGCAACTTTACCTGTTGATTTGTAGATGACGCCTTTGCCATCACATTGCTTACATATCCGCAAAGCTTTACCTTGTGTGCCATCCTTTTTAAGAGGGGAAAACCTGCCTGTTCCTTTACAAGAGTGACAGTGAAAACCTTGCGTCTTGTAGACTACCTCAGTCATGTTTCGTATCATCTGCTTCATCTGAGTTGATGAAACTCTCTTTCTCATCTTTGGCTTGGACGTTGACCCTCGCATCTCATGTCCAATGTTAAAAGATTGCGCCCACATTTTTTTGTCCGTGACTTTTCGAGAGTAAAGCAACATACTTCTGTCATCAGGACTAGCCAAGTTTATGGGGGTATCGCCCATAGCTTCTTGGGCTAGTTGGTTTATAACAATCTCAAGTTGCTCCATTTCGTTTTCATAGTCGACTTTTATCTGGGCAAGAGTGTCGAGGTTGACTTTTAAACCGTTGTACTCAATGTTTGAAAGTGTCTTGGTCATTTCAAACGATAGCTTGAGAGTCGGCAGTAATTCCTTTTCCATTATATAATTCCTCAAAAGTTGAGCCAAAGGCTTCCATCTGTTTTAATGCGACTTGTTCTGTCGCAATAACGTCTGCTGTTCCGTATTTCTTTATGATGTCCCACGGGATGTCATAAAATGTTATACCATCTTTTAAATAATCAGCAACAAGATCCTTTTCCTTTTTTACATCAGCATACTTTTTAGACAGGGCATCCAAGTTGAGAGACCACCGTTGAGACTTTGACAGAATGTATTCAGCTACCATAGTGTCATAAACTTCACAGTTATGTTTGAAGCCACACGCCTTTATCCAGATCAAATCAAACTTAATGTTTTGACCCACGACCACATCAGCGGTAGTCAACGCATCTTGGAAGTCTTGAAATGCTCCTTCGGTAGGCGGTTCAGTAGAGTGGTAATAACAGTCATAATAGACCTGATCACTTCCTAGCCACTTCCAACCGATTGAGACAAGCCTGTTACCAATGAATGGTAGGGCTGATGTCCCACTTTGGGGCTTATCTGTATGAGTTGTTTCAACATCATAAACTAATATGTCCATGTTACCTTTCCTTGTCAGTTTCAATGTAGTGACAGTTAGCACAAAGCAGTCTACACTTTCGTACCTCTGCTATCAAGTTTTTAATGGATACATCTATCATGTGAGCAACTGCACGTTTCTTCTTGGATGAGTCGATGTGATCAAAATGTAAAGCCACCGCCTTTTTTTGATATCCACAAATGTCACAACCTCTGGCGACCTTATACTTGTTGATCCAATAGCGGCGTCTTTCTATTCTTCTTTTTCTCAATAATACATCCCCCTACCAATGTCAATGTTTGCGTTTATCATACCATGCCATCCGTTTATTTTATTTTTGGATATGCAGATGTGGCGAACAACGTTTGTAACATCGCTCCTTCCGGTTTTGGCTATACCAATAATGATGTCTGCTTCCCCTGCCTTTCCTGTCTTTGAATTGTCCATCATATTGTAGTCAACCCACTGTCTGTCGTGACCATCGTTACTTGCCTGACTGACCGCCCAAACTAACATCTTGTTACGCTTTGCTATTTCACGAGCAAGAACGTATGTTTCCTTTAATCGTTCATCGCCTCTCTGGTACTCCCCATTTATTCTAAACTTATCCAACTGATCGCAGAATAAAATGTCTGGCTTGTTTAATTTACAATATTCGTTGACTTCTTCTATGTTGGTGTTGATGGCATCCATCATCGTAAAGTAGGGGGCGATCTCAACCATGTATCGCGCCACAAGTTCTGGTCTGCGGTTTTTCATCTCTTCTTTGGTAACACCAAAAAATGATCGGATAATTCGAAGTTTAATCTTCTCTGCCTTTTCTTCGTTGGCAAAATATACAACCTTAAATTTCTGGCGGATGTAACTTGCCGCAAGAAACGAACAGAATGTTGTCTTGCCTACCTCTGGACGAGCAAATATAATACCTAAATCACCTCTACTCAGTCCCGCAACATTTTCGGCTATTAGGTCAAACTCAAAAGGGAAGTCGGGATCTCCTTCTAATTCATCAAGCAAGGCGTCAAGATCATCATCCACAATCGTATAAGATGTCTTATCCGTTATTCGACCATCATCAACAGCTTCTATGAGCCGCTTCAATTCACCAAATTCATCACTTTCACCTGTGAATATCTCAATCGCCTTCTCGCCTATCTGTCGTGCGCGATCCCTTAACCAGAAATTATTAACTAAATCAAGGTGTAACTCTTCGTTTTCTGGATTACCTCTCTCTAGGTTAAGTATAATTTCGGTAGTTCTTTTTCGAGATGAGTCAGGCAATGCCGGATTTCTGTCGTTGAAGATCGAACAAAGTTCAGCGACAGTTAGTGTCTTACCATATTTGTCGTGTGAGTAGGATATCGAATCAAAAACATCTCTGAGTTCCCTGTCAAACATGGAACGCTCAATCGTGTTTTTTACCTTGTCATAAAAGTCAACATCCAAGCACAAACCCAGTATTTGTTTGTCACTGTGTTTTGGATCGTAAGATTTCATACCTTTCTTCCTTTCGCATATCTTTCAAATCTTTATCAAGCATTATCATACTTGTGTCAACATACTTCATCAGTTGCCTCACTATTTTGAGACCTGTTGCAGTGGCATCTTTGTCCAGAGCGACATAGACCTTATCAAACTTTTTTATGATGTCAACATACTCATCCAGTAGGTTCGTTCCCAGAAGGGCTATGCCTGTCATGATCTCAGCAACACTGCAAGCACTAGCGCAATCTTCACAAATAATACCGATGGGGTTAGATCCGCAGACGAAAGGGCGTCTGCTATTTCCGTAACGATACCACTTATTGTATCCATTGCTCAATGTCCTTCCTACGGCATCAAGAACCTTGTTGCCGTCTTTGATCAGATACACAACCCTATCTAATTTGAAGTCATACTGAATGTCGGCTAGTCCAGTAAGATACGCATCGTACGCACCGACTTTTCTAACATAATCTTCTGCTTTAGGATTGCGTGATAAACTTATGAAAGTGTGGGGAATTTCAAAAGAGCAGTCGGCGGGTTTCGATTCGGTTGTGACTTTTGGCATCTTGAAAATATCTTTTGCGGTGCTTTTGGAAAGAGTCAAACCTGTCTTTCCAGACGTATGACAGTCTGCATGAAAGCAGTACCACATACGCTCAAATCCCGAATCGGTTACGCTAAATGTATTCTTACGCCCACACTTGGGACAATCCGAACGGTACTTCCCGTTTGCGGCAATGTCCAAAGACTCAACATAAGTTTTGATTTGATCGTGTTTCATGGCAAAAGTCATACAGGAAACAAAAACCCCTGTCAATTCGATTTTTCTTGTTGACAAGGTTTTACGCGATGTGATAAACCCCTATTATAATAACCCCTGTTAGGTATCCTACTATGAAACATTACAATAAAAAAAACCCCATAGCAAAAGACCTTTATACTAACAAGTATAAAAAAAGGGTTATACCTAATAAAAGAAAAACCCTTTTAGATAAAACAGTTGAAAAGGAAACACATGATGCCAAGACCTTTCAAGATACAAGAGAAGACAAAGTCCTATAATCTTCTTCTCACTGTTAATCAGTTTGATCGTTTATCCAAACACGCTCATGCTATGCACAAGAAAGCAGGTGAACAAGTTAGCGTGGCTGACCTGATAAGGGAAGCAATAGATACGCATCTGGATAAACTAAACAAGGAACAAGAGAATGACACGAAGTGAATTCGAATACGATATCGTTCGCCGCGAACATGATGGTATGTGGCAAGTGGTGGCAAAGTTATCGACAGTTCGCATGGGCTTGACAAATCGCGAACAGGTCAA